GCGTGCAATTACTTGTTTAGCTTCTAAGAAGTTGGGCTTAACGTAATCTATTCCTGTTGTGTACTCGCTGCAATTTGTATGATGATGTGTTTCTTTGCATCCTACTAGACAATATTCTGTTATCATAATTTTGTGTTTTAATTTTTACAAATATAGTAATTATATTAACTATAACAAACTTTATTATAATTTTATTAATTCTTCTTTAACCCTATCCCAGTAATCAATCATTACTATATCGTGAGGCTGTAAGTGTTCTAAAACCTCATCACAACATATCAAAGCACATAACTTGCTTTGTGTGTACTCTATATTAAAGTCTACTGTCATTTGTCTTATCAAGTGTTCTGCTTTCTCCTTAGCTGTCATCTCTTTTTTAATTAGTGTAAATTCGTTTATTACTATATCAATTGCTTGTGTTAATTCTTTAGGGTATATCATTTCTCCTTCGCCTCCTAGCCTCCATTCTTGGTGTATTTTTAAAAGGTTTATAGCTTCTTCTAATTTCATGGTTTAAAGGTTTCATTATAATAAGTATCAAATCTATTATCTATTATCAATCCTTTATTACTCTTAGTCATATCAATTTCTGTTAAATCCCACATTAATTGTTTCAACTGTTCCTTTTCCATTTCTTTGGCTTGTTTAAGGAATAAATTAAATCCTGACTTGCCTAGGTTTAAATCGTAGTTACGCCACTTTTCTTCTAACCATTCTACTGCTGTCTGTTTCATGGTTTCAATATTTTAAGGTCTGCTTCTACTAATCTATTAATTAATTCAAAGGCTAATTTAACAAGGCTGTTTGCATCATCTTTTAAACCGTTGTTTTCTGTTATCATTAAGATATTAGTAAGGTCTATATTGCTAAAATCTATTATATTTTTCTTTAGTTGTCTTTTCATTTTGTAAGTATTTCGTAAACTGTTAATCCTATCATTATTCCTACTAGCCCTATTATTGTTAAAAATAATTTTAATAGGAATCTCATCTCTTTTATATTCTCATCGTCTTGAAATTCTCTCATTTTGTTAGTTGTTTAATTCGTCTGTTTAAATAAACTTCAGCTTTCTGCAAGTCTTCTAGTTCCTTAGTAGGGTCTTTTTTCCCAGCTCTGGCAATATACTTAATTACGTTACCCAAGTAAAAATCTTTATCTAAATTCCATGCTTCTAAAACATTGAACACTTCATAGGGGTTACTAGCACCCCCGTAGTGTATTGGTCTTAAATTATCACTCATCTTACATCGTGCCTTAAATCGTATTCTCTATTCTTTAAGTCAATATACGCCTTTGTTGACTTCTTTTTTAATGCGGCCCAAATCTCATCGCTTGAGTAATCTATACCGTCTACTTCAACTTTGTAGATATTTAAAGCGTTTCTTTGCTCGTCTTCTAGTTGTCTATATTGTTCCTCTTCCATTCTGAAGTGTAGAAACTCTCTTCCTGCTATACTCATCTTTTAGTTATTTCGTTTATTTCTAATTGTTGTTGTGCTGTCAATGTATATGCTGTTTTAAGCTTGTCAAATACATCTAACTCTAATCCTTCGTATCTACTTATTGCTTTCTCAAATAATGCTGCAGAACAAATTGGTTTTGTTATTGCTTGTGGCGCACTTGCTTTTTGCCCATCATCATCATCTGCTTGTAAACTCATTAAACTTTGTAAAGTGTAACGTCTATAATATGTAATCTGACTACCTAAGGCTTGCGCTGTTAAATTAGGACTTAAATCAATACTACTTTCAACCATCTCAAAAGTTTCGGTATCTATTACTTGTGTGAATACTTTACCGTCTTTAATCGGTTGTAAGAGTATTAAACCTTTCGATAGTAGTATTGGTTCAACCGCTTCAATTAATGCGTTTAAATCTGCGTATGTATTTTTAAAGTGAGGGTTCTTAGCGTTTTTCTTAACTACTCCTATCTCTTGTTTTGCTGCGTGTATTTTTGCGTATATTTTCATAACTCTTGGTTTTTAAGGTAAATTTCTACTAATTCATTTTGCATCCATTCCTGTTCGAATAATTCTGTAATATCTACGCCAGCAACGTACACCCTTAATACATAAACATATTGACCATCTTCAGGGAATCTATTATCGTAGCTATCTTGAAATTCTACTTCTAAGTCAATGTCTCTATAGTTTATAAATGTTGTTTTTGCATGACTAGGAATTAATTTCTTTAAATCAGCTATGCACTCTTCTAGTGTTTTAATTGTGTTTCTCATAATTATTTGTTTATTGCTGCTAAGTATTGTAAATATAACTCATAGTTGAAACTTCCCGTTGTAGCTTCCGCTTGTCCTTTTGATTTCCACCATTTAATACAGATTCCTAAAGGGGGTGCGATGTAAATGTTTTCTAATTTGTTTTGTGTTGCTTTCATAATTTTCTGTTTTTTTTATTTTAAAAAATGCCGTCTTTCCGTGCTGTCAACTCTGTACGTATACTGTGAGATTTTTATTTTTAGCTACTAACTTTTTTTGTTAGTAGCTTTTATCATTCTTATAACCATTTTTTCTAATTGATCAATTACTTTCAATGGTATGTTTGAACCATTTTGAGCAGTCCATTGTAAAGGTGCTGATAATCCGTTTAAAATTGCAATTCTTTGTCCTTTGTAAAATACATCGTAAAAACCATTATACATTGAAGGAACATTTTTAAAACTGAAAGTGTTGTTATCGCTTATTAATTCTGAGTTGATTGCTAAATTTTTCATAATTTGTGTTTTTATTATTATTAAGTCTTATTGACATAGCAAAGATAAGTATAATATTGACTATTACAAACTTTATTATAAAATAATTGTTATTTATATTGATTCTAAATAAGAAGGCCGAACAACTTTCGCTATTCGGCCCAATTTAACCTAACCAAAAAAAACACATGGGAAATTATGAAAAACCCGTGTAAATATACGAAATTATTTATATAAAACAAAAAACCCAAGGTAGTAATTCTTAATTAGAGAAACTTTCCTTGGGGTTAGTAAAGTTATAGACATCGTCATTTCCCTTACTAAGAAGTCCAAACCTATGGACGCTGTTCTTATGGGAAGCGTGTCTGGAACGTAGTTTATTTATTTCTTAATAAACAAGTCAGCTTCTTTACGTCTTCTATTAATCAATCCTTGTAGTAACTTACCGCCACCCGTAACGTAGTGATTAATCCACCAATCATAAATTACCTCATCTGTAGCTTTTTGATTTACTAATCTGAACAAAGCTTGTGAGCTTCCACAGTTCCAACAAAATGACACAAGGGCATCAAATTGGTTTTGGTTTAAAGTAACCTTAATATTTTTGATTACTGTAGCTTCGTATTTAGGCAATAGTTTTAGCATTAACATATCAGCTTCTACTTGGCTAATTTTTTGACCCATTAGAACCTTGCTACCATCTAAATAGTAAGTTGAACCATAACCTATAGTCCAAACATTTGCCGGACACTTATAACTTTTCAGCTTGCACCCTTCAAATAGTTTTATTAATTCAATACCTTTTTGGCTCGTCTTCATACTTAGATTTTAGCAAACTTTGAAACCGTTGATGCAGTCGTTCCGATTGTAACTAATACTGCACCTACTGAAGCTGTAGCAGGTAACGTAATTAACGCACCACCAACTAAACCTATTACTATTCCTACGTGGATTAACTTCTTAAAAAACATCGGTGTTTCCGCGTTCCATCTCTTTTTTACTTCTTTTAAATTTCTCATCCTCTTTTTATTTTAAATTTGTCTGGTAAGATAGCAAAATTAATTGATTTACTATACATTCTATTAGCTTTTAAATTCCCGTTTGCCATTCTTAACTCGTAACAATGTTCTAATTTAGCCTCTAATGCTTGTACTCGTGAATTTGTAATCCATAGCCAACAAGCTAATACTCCTGTCACTCCATACTTTTTTGTTATATCTACGAATTCTCTCATTTCTTAAAAAGGGTTTATCTGAACCTTTGGCTCGTATATAATTAAATCTAAATTCTTTACCCAAATGTAATCTACGTTTGTGCAATAATTCATTTCCTCTATGGAAATTACCCAGTTATCATTTAAGTCCTGAATAGGATTGAAATAGCTATCCGTAGTATATTGTTGACCTACTATTAAATCTTTTTGCTCAATAGTCAATAGACCTACATAGGTAGTCCATTCTGCTTGTGTTATGTCTGTTAGTTTCATACTTGACGAGATAAAGTTGTTTGAAATGCTTGTACTGCTGTATATAGATTAGTTGCTTCACCATCTGTTAAGCCGTCTCCGATACTTGCGAATGCATACTCTCTATTTGACCAAAAAGAACCTCCACGACCTGAAATAGTTATAGAGCCATTTGCTTGACCTGAAGAAGGTCTTGCTGAAGATAAAAGCAACGAACCAGCTTTAAAAAGTTTTTCTGTTGTTGAATTTATTCTAGTAATTAAATGTAATCCTATAGCATTTGAATTTGTTATAGTTGAATTAGTACCTTGATTAACTGTAAAATAAGCAGTGCCACCAAAGCTAATATACATCTCAGGAGTGAAATTAAAAGAACTTCCAGTATTTGAAATGTCTATACATGAAGTTGTGTTATTAGTCCTATTATAAAGTGATACATGCGTACTATTTAAACCTAAAACTGAAGCATTAAAAAGTTTAGTATTTGCTGTTCCATTTGTTCCATTAAACAACATGCCAGTAGATGAATGGGTAATACCACCACTAAAAACTAATCTATAAGCAGCATCTAAATCCCTTGCATCCAAAAAATTAAATTTATGCTTGGCTGCAGTTCCACCAACCATTGGATATAAAGCCTTAATCTTAGCAGTTAAACCATAAGTTGTTAAATCTGTTTCTAAGGTGTTTAAAGCGCTTATGATAGTAGTATCAGTTTCTCCAGTTGCAGTTATCCACGCCGTAGTTAAAGCACCGTTACCACCACCGCTTGGTAGTTTTTTCATCGAGGCAATTATGCCCGTATAACCGAAGCCAAACATTATGCTAAAACTAAAGCTACAGAACCACTAGTCAACTTAACCCCTGAAAAGTTAACCCCTTGACCCGTAATAAACGCACCTGCCTTAATAGCCGTTGCAGCAGTTGAAATATAACTAGCCTTAGCATCAGAACCACTAACTTTTAAAGTGTTAAATACAGTATCCTCTAATACTAGAATCCCTGCAAACGCTGTTGTTTTTTCAGTTGTATCATTTACTATAAATACTCCTTTACTCGCTACTAACTTATCTAAATTTGGTAAACTCATTTTATTTATTTTTTATTAATTAAACTTCCTGATTGATTCCTAAAACATCCCACTTCGTATCGTTTGCATTGTAAACAAGTCCGATATATAAAGTTTTGCTTATTACAGTTGTTGTTGGTAAAGTAACTCCTATTGCTCTATATTGTGTACCGAAGCCAATTGTACGCGCTGTACCGTTGTCTTTAATACGTATAAGCATAGGCATATTGTCTACTGCTGTACCCGTTGGATTAGCAATAGTTAAGTTAGCTGCTTGTGCTGTTATTTCTACAATATCATTTAAAAAAGTAGGGGTAACCGTTGCGCTACTAGCTACACTTTGTTTTCTAGGAGTGTAAACAAGTGTACCCGTAATAGTTTTATTATCATACGTTGCACCATTCCACTCTAATATAGGCAATAAATCTAATATTGCAGGCTGCGTGGTTTTCGCTGTATACTCACTTAGTTTTTTGTCTGCCATCTTTTTTGTTTATTACTTTAATATATGCTTTTAGCTTAACTAAATTCTCTTGTTTAGGCTCGTATGTTTTCTTTATAGTTTCCATCCTCCTAGATTTGTGCTGTGTTTTGGGTAAATATCATCACTTGAATTGCTTGTATATTCAGGGAACAAAGCTTGATTATAAGTCATGTAACTATCAAATCTACTGCTATAACTTTCTGCTATACTTCGCTCTTTTTCAATTAAGAAATCTACTTCAGTCTTACTAGCTACTTCGCTATTTTCTGCACCCTTTTTATATATACCTCCGTTTGCTATCATGTAAGCTGCAAATGGTAAATACTCTACCATCGCCCAGTGAATTAACATAGGTTTCAAATATGTATTCACTAGGGTTATGTAGTTCCCTGACAAAGTATTAGCTACAATATCAGCTTTTAGTTTGTTTAATAAATTAGTACCTGTGTACCCTTGAATATGTATATCTTGAGATATCTTAATAAACGGTATAAACTTGTCAGTATCAATGTTTCCATTCATAGCTGTATGCTTTACAATGTCTGCTCTACTTATTAATAATGCTTCTGCCATGATTTAAACGTCTGAAGGTAAGTTTTTATTATTAGGGCTAAATCCTTTCAATGGTAAGTTATTAGGGTATATAGAAACCTCAAAAGGATTAGTAACTTTGAAACCTCTAATCTCTGCCGCTCTAGTTCCTATCTCTTGTAATCCTGCTTTAT